GGGCAGCTTCTTCTGCCGCCTTGGGCTCTTCCAGGATTTCGTCCTTGATTTCGTCCTTCTTAGCCATGTGGCTCCTCCTTATCAGTTCTCCTCATCCACGCCGGAATAGCTGGATAGGCACTCGATGATCACATAGCGCTCCTCGTACAGGATCGCAGTAGCCATGCTGAACTTCGCGCCCACGGTGGAGAACTGGTTCAGGGGGCCACCGACCTGCTCCTTGGACTTGATGATGGTCTCCATGCCAGCGCCTTCGGGGTCAACCACGCCGAAAGCGTCCTTGCCGAACACCATCGCCAGGTACACGGCCTTGCCGTTCTCCTCGACGATGGGAGCCAGGGTGGATTCGATGAAGCGCACGCCATGCAGCTCACCGATTTCGCCGTTATAGATCTCCTCGGGAGAGGCGTACTTGTGCGCTTCGACCCAGTCCTTGTGGGAACGCAGATCATAGGTGCAGCTGGGGTGGATGACAGCAACGTACTTGTTGCCGTTGTAGTGGGGGGCATTGTTCTTACGCAGCTGAGTGACGGCCTTGTTGATCACGTCAGGGGTCAGGTAGGCGGTCTGGGCGGCGGTAGCAGCAGCCAGGGCAGATCGGGTAGCGGGAGTGGAAACCTTCGTTCCGTCAGCGTCGAGGATGTCGGCGAAGATCTTGTTGGTGCCCTTCACCAGTTCCTTTCGCACCATCTTGTCGTAGGTCTTGCCGGCGGCTGCACCCAGTTCCTCAGTCGCGCCCAGGATCACATCGTCGATGTGGTGCAGATCCAGCTGGTCGGAAACCGTCACGTACTGGCCGTACTGGGCGATTTCCACAGTCTTGCCAGTCTCGCCCAGCTTCTTGCCCACGGGGATCACAGCCTCGGTCAGCTCCTCGCAGTCAGGCAGGGTATTCCACTTGCGCCACTCCATGGTCTTGCCGCTGTTGGCAGGCAGTCTGTGCTTGCGGCCCAGCTGCTGGAATACCAGAGTCTCGCGGGCATTCTCCAGCAGCTCCTTGTTGTAGTAGGTCTTCATGCCGACAGACAGGTCGTTCGTGCCGGAGAAGTCCTCTTGAGCGCCGGTGTAGGCGTTGACGTAGTTGCCGGTAGCGTTGACCAGCTGGCCAGCGCCGTAAACAGGGTCAGCGAAAAGCTGCAGGTTCAGAACAAAATTAATCATGAGCATATCTCCTTTCATGCTGTCCGCAATCCGGGAGAGCCGGGTGTGTTACAACGCGATGTGCTCTCCGTTGCGGACGCGTCTTCGCACTTCTGCGAGGTCTTTCTTCGTCCACTTGGATGGGTCATCACGAACATCAAGGGAAGGGGTACGCTGAGCGCCATTCTCGATGGGCCTGCGCTGCCCAGCCTGGATGGCATTCACCACCTGCTGCTGGGTCTTCTGCGTGGCCACCTGCATCATGGCGTTTTGGAGCTCCGGCCTATGCACAACCTCATAGGCCGTGCGCACATCAATGCCTACATCGGGGGATACCAGCCGTCTGAACGTGTCATTAGCCAGTTCCTTCCGCAGGTCAAGGCTGGGATAAACCTGTTTGGCCTGCTCCGCCTGCTGGGACAGCATGCTGATGTGCTGCTGGAATCGCATCTGCTCCGCGTTCTGCTGGTTCATCGCACGCTCCTGGTCGCGTTCACGCTCCAGGGTCTTGATGGTCTTCAGCACGTCCACGGAAACGCCACGCTCGTTGGCCTCCTGTTCGTACATGCTGTCATCATCGTTGTAGGCGGCGAGAAGTCCGTCGATGTCAGATGCGTCCTTGCCGTACTTCTTGGCGAACGACTCCAGGATCGGAGCCAGCTTGCCAAGCTTGACCTCGGCTTCCTTGCTGTTCTTCAGCCGTTCCTGCACGATTCTCTGAACGTCGGCGTTGGTGTAGACCTTTTCGCTCTGTTCAGTGGGTGCAGTGTCAGCCGTCTGTGCAGCGTCGTCCTGCTGTGCGTTCCCCTGCTGCATGCCAGCCGCGTCCGGCTGCTTGCCATAGACCACATGGGCCAGCGGGTTGCGCTTCGACCGTCGGTCAGGTGCGGCGTCCACCTGTGTTACGCCCGCGTCGCCTGCCGTGGCCGCGCCAGCGCCCATTCCACCGCTGCCGCCACCGCCATCACCATTCAGGAAAGGCAGGAAACGATTGTAGAAAAACCGCATATGAACCTCCTCTGCCCGTAAGGTGGGCGAAACCTTGTTCGGTTCTCCGCTTCCAGCGTAGCAAAAAAAATCGCTGGCGTAAGTCGTACACTCGCGCCAGCGAAAAAGTCTTATTTCGCCTCGATTTTGATGTGTTCCGGATGCGCTTCCTCCAGCATCATCAGCCCGTCCACCGTGTGGTAGAACCGCTCCTTGATGCGGGGGCTGTCGTCCATGATCTGTACCATGCCTCTGCCGCTTTTGAGCTTTACGCGGGCCTTGACATTGAGCACCTGGCAGGAACGTGCAAGCATCTGCAGCGCCATGGAGGCAGCTGCGCACAGCACGTCCTGCCCATAGGGCCCTGCGTCAGCGTGTCCGCTCATGTCAATGCGGGTGTTTGCCCAGTCAACCGTCACCTGAATCATGGCTCCTCCTTATCCCGGACGAGATGCGTCCGCTGCACGCTGCTCTGCACGCTGCACGTTGGCAGGCTTCTTGGGCTCCTGCTCTCCGCCAGCAGCCCTGGCAGCATTATTGACCTGGGCAGCGTTGGGCAGGCCATTCTGAGCCTGTACCATGCCGCCCTGCGACTGCATGATCATGTTGGCCAGCTGCTCGGCCATGGCAGGGTCGTGCTCCTTGGCCAGTGCCAGGGCGATCTGCTGGTACTGCAGCAGCATCTGCTGCATAATGGCGTTCTGCTGGATCTTCTGGCACAGCTCGTCCTTGCCCTTGAAGTCCATCATGTCCAGCAGCATCATGCTCTGTTCAGCGCCCATGGGGTCGAAGATGCCCATGCCGTACAGCTGGATGGCCAGCTCATTGAGGCTCTGCCGGCTGTAGGCCGTCTCACGCTGGGCACGCACCTCGATGTCAAACACAGGCTTTCTGTAGCCCATGTCAGCACCAAAGGCCATGCCCTGGGGCTGGGGTACGATGCCCGCGTTGCTGAAGGTGACGAACTGTTCCTCGCCGTGGGCGCCTGTGATGCGGAACTGGCGTGGCAGGTCGTAGAACTGCCTGATGCGCTCCACCACCATGTTCACCAGCCTGCGATACGCACGGTATGCTGCCAGGTTTGCGTCCTTGCTGGCGCGGCCAGAGTCCTCCTTCAGGGCTGCAATGGCGCTGGCAGCGGTCACGCCAGAGGGCACGCCGCCATTGTTGACGTCCGTGTTGCCGGTCACGAACTTCAGCTCGTCGATCTTCTGCTGCAGCATGTTGGTCGCCGCGCCGGGGAATGCAGCCACCATGATCTGCTGCAGCGCATCCTGACCAAGGTTGCCGTTGGTGTGCACGATGGGCTTTGTCCAGTCTGCGAACTCCTCCTCGTTGATGCCGCTGTCCTTGCGTGCGAAGAAGCGTGCCGTAGCCGCCATCACGGCGTTTGTCACCATGGCCTGGTTGAGCAGGTCGATGTCCCTCTGGGTATCCTTGCCGATGTCCACCATGCCGTAGCCGCAGGGGGATCCCTCCACGGGGTACAGCACGTCCAGGACAAAGGGGTAGTCCGCGTCGTCATACAGGCCTCGCTGGGACAGCTCCGGGTCATCCTCGGTGGCGTACAGCACGTGGTGGCCTACGAACTTGATGTACTGCAGCGTCTTGTGCCCGCCATCATAGCGGTGATAGTACCAGTCCACCACCAGGCTCTTGTTGCTGGTGTCTACGTTGTCATCGTACTTGTACTTGTTGAGGGTTAGGGAGCTGGTCTTCAGCTGGCCTACCAGCTCCGGGTACTGCTGCTCCAGCGCGTCGTTATCCTCCAGGCGCACATAGAACACGTTCCGGGAGTCCTGGATGTCGCTGATGCCCGGCTCCCAGAACAGGTTCAGCAGGCTGATCTGCTGGATAGCGATGTCACCCAGGCCATTGAGCTTGCTCTTGTCCCAGAACACGCCATAGCAGGCAGTGCCTTCCTGCATCTTCTGCCACTGCGCGTCGGAGTAGGTCTGCTCGAAGTCGTTGAGCGCCATTACCACAGGGACGATCTTGGACAGCTTCTCGGCCTCCTGCTTGTCATCCATAGCGCGGGGCAGGATCAGAGGCTCCGGGAAGGAGTCCATCGCGTCTGCATGCTTGCCCACGATGCAATTCCACAGCCAGCCGGTGTTGCTCTTAACGCTGCTCGTGCCTTGCTGCCCCTGCTCTCCCTGGATCTGCTGCCAGTTCCGCAGCTTCCACCATTCCTGGGCGGATGTGATGCGCTTTTCCACGCTGGCTTTGCCTGCCTTGTACTTGCGCAGCAGCTGCATACCCTTGCTGATCTGCTCCTCGCCAATCCTGGTGTGCATGCGTGTATCAGCCACGGGAAGGCCCCTCTCAGCCTCTCCAGGCGTGGCCAGGGCTGGTGCTGGGTTCTGCAACTGCGCGGCCTCCTGCATGCCCTGGCGGCTTGCCAACAGCGTCATCAGCGCAGCCTGATTGTCCTCTGCAGTCTTCTCAGGCTGCTGCCCCAGGCCCTTGCGGAATGCAGCCTCGCGTGCTTGGGTCGTCTCACCCTGCTTAGGCTTCTGAGGCGTGGTGTTATCCTTGCGCTTTGCCATGTGTTGTTGTCCTCCTTATGCAAATATATCCAGCGGGTCGCCGCCAAACATCACGCCGGGCTTGTCATCCTCCGGCAGCAGAGGCTGGATAGGCCTCGACATGCAGAAGTACCGCCATTCGTCAGCGATGTGATCCTCGCCGTCCGTGTCCAGGTCTTCGGGCTTGTGCTCGTCGTACAGCAGCGTGGGCAGCGTGCGGATGAAGTCCCTGCAGCTGTCCAGCACGTAGAAACGCGGGTAGCCCTCCTTGTCGAACTGCAGCCTGTAGTGGCACTGCATCCAGCCGGCCATGCGCTTGTGGTCGCCCTTGTAGAAATAGATGCCGTACTTCATCGCCGTCTCGGCTATGCTGACGCCCGTCTCAGCGTCCCAGATGGCCGGGTCTGCCACGCCGGTGATCTCCCGGCCCTTGAGGAACGGGTGATTTTGCTCAAACTCGGCGATCTCCTCAAACACCTGATCAGGTGCCTTCTTTACGCCCTCGTTGGCCAGCACGGAGCCGTCTCCATACCGCTGCACGCCATAATGCTCTGCAATGCGGTATGCCACGCCGTCGTGATCGATAGCGTAGTAGCCCATGCTGTAGGGCCTGCGGTAGCCCCAGTCAAAGGAGCGATATATCTCCCATGTCCTGGGCACCTTGAATCCCCTGGCAGGGATGACATGCGTCCAGCGCCGGTCTGCATAGCCCTCGCTGTTATCGCGGAACTCCTCGAAGAAAGCGCCCTCTGCCACGTCCCAGGAACCGTCCAGCCACATCTTGCGCAGCTTGGGCGGAAGCACCTTCAGCTGCTCGACGTACTCCGGCTGGGCCTCCATCAGGGCCTTGTTGTCGGTCACCTTGGCCTGTATGAACACGTAGTCCTCCGGGTGTTCCGCACCCTCAAACTTGCGATCCACGAACAGGCGCTTGATGTACGCGTGCCCAGGCCCACCGGGGTTGCAGGTGTAGAAGGTCTGCTTGGGCATCTTCGGGTCAGTGCCGCGCACGCAGGCGTTGATCTTCTTGATCCACTCCTCCTGCAGGTGGGTAGCCTCGTCCAGGTAGATCACGTCATACTCAGCGCCTTGGTACTGTCCCAGGTCGTTGTCCGTGGCGCAGTAGCCCAGCGCAATGGTCGAACCGTTGCGGAAGGTAAACAGCTTCTTGCTCTCGTTGTAGACCGCTATGCCGTGCAGCATCTCTCGCAGGGGCTGCACATGGTTGTTGCGCAGCTCCTGGTAGGTGCGGCGAACGATCAGCAGCTTGATGCCCGGGTACTCCAGCGCTTTCTTCTCAGCGTCCAGTCGCACCACCCAGCTCTTGCCGCCACCACGGGCGCCGCCATAACACACATGGCGCTGTGTGGCCTGCAGAAACTTGGACTGTTTCCACGTGGGGCGGTACTCAATCACTCTCTTCGGCATGCTCCGCCTCCATGAAAATGCGCACCTCGACGCCGTCATCATCGCCGCCAATATCCGAGCGCCGCTTCTCCAGCTCCAGACGGTCACGCTCCAGCTTCAGACGCTCTGCTGCCAGGCGGTAGCTGTCCTCCTGGGCAATGGTGCGGATGCGGTATGCCTCACGCTGGATCTCCATGGCCGTCTTGATGCCGCTCATGAGTGCGTTGTACTGGCTGGTGTTCATGGCCAGCCTTTCCGGGGATTCATCCAGCACAGCCTGTATGGCCCTTGTGAGCCGCAGCACACCATCTGCGATATCTATCATGCCAGGAGGCTGTAACGGCGTTTCGTAATCATTACGGCTATCGTTACGTGGTGTTACGCTCCTGTGCTCTGCACGTTCCAGCTCCCATGCGCCGCTTTTTATGTGCCTGTGGATGCTGGTTTTGGTCGTGCCGTATTTGTTGGCCAGCTGCTGCAGCGACATGTCCGTTGTGATATAGTCCTGCCGTACAGCATCCCAATCGACTGCCACGCGCTCACCTCCTCTCCCCTCCAGCGTACATAAAAAAAGCCCCTGCGTAAGTCGTAGGGACTCTTGCAGGGGTTGTATGGGGTTATACCAGCCTGTACGCCTGCTGCACGCCGCATGGGAATCGCAGCATGTACCACAGGTGCTCCTTGTTGACGTAGGTCACAACGGCCTCATGGGCCTTCGCATCGCCCAAACCATGGGTGTTGCCTGCGTCAATCTTGCAGACCATCTTGTCGCCCACCTTGGGTAGCTTGGCCTGGTAGTCTTCCCTGTTTGCAGGCTCCTTGTAAAACATGCCCTTCATTTGCGCCGCCCTCCTTGATCTCACCCATCAGCCATTCCAGTATCCGCGCCTTGTGCTGCAGGTTGTTGTGCTCCTTGCTGGTACAGTTCCGGGCCAGCGCGTGCCGGATGTCCTCAAGAACCTTTTGATACTGCTTTTCGAACCATGCCAGGGCCATCAGTCGCATGTGGCTTCCTCCTCCTTCGGCGGCTCAGGCAGCGGCATCCAGTACGTGACTTCATAATCATCTGCATTTGGCTCGTTGGCTGTGTCGGATATTTTTCGGCACCCATTGCACCACGTCGTGTACCATTCCTCATCGTCCCAGTACGCAAGATACTGACAGTAATAGACCTTGCTTTTCTCCTTGTTAAGCCCATAATGCTCCGTCTCTTTCACAAGGATGAGCACAGGATCTTCGCCCTCCGGCAGCTTCTCCTCCACGCTGATCCAGCGGGGGACGCGCTGCTCCAGCCGCCGGATATAGGCGACGGCATCCCTGCCCATTTCCACGTCACAGGTCAATGTGCTGTTCCCGTTCTTCGCATACGGGCAAGGGGCGCACACGCATTGGTCTTCATCCTCGACCAGACAGCACTCCAGCCCCTGCTTGATCTCCTCAGGCGTTTTCACTCCCCACATCCCCCTCTCATCCTCCTGCACACAGCCCCCACCTGTACGGCCTCTGCCGCCAGCTCGTTGGCAAAGTGCTCCACGCGCCTCACATGGCCTTGCAGCGTAGCGGAGGGCGCATTGCTCCGCACGGCATCCCACACCCGCTGGAGGTTGCTCCTGACAGCCTCCAGAGCCTCCTCGGCCTCCTGTACCTCCTCCAGCAGCACGCCGTATGCCTCATGGGCTGAATGATACCCCGCGCCGTAGCGGCTCACAATGTCCTTGTATTCCTGCGCCATAAGCGCGTCCACGCCAGGGGTGATGTGGTCGATCATGGCTTGTCCCTCCTATTCAAGTTCAACGTCCATCGAAGTTTCTTTTCTGCTGGAATGTTCTGTCCCTTGTCACGTACACCAGTCCAATGTGTGCCTCCTGCTTCTCCCTCGCATACAAAATTGCTTGCCCGGAGACTTGCCCCGTTTTCTGACTGTAGAGTATATGTGATAATCCTTTCATACCCCATCGCCTTTGCAATTCTTGCGGAAGCCCCGTACAACATGGAACAAGCATTCATAGTCCCATCAGTACACAACCTTGTAATCTCGCACACAGTACCATCATCAAGGTGGCGTGATACCGGTCTACCGCATACAGCACACCCAACCATTACACCATCATCATAAAGTCCTATAGCAAACTTGCATCCGACGCTCGGCGCATGATGCCTATGATGAGTAGATATAAACGATGATGCCTGTTTCAACGTTATCGGCTTTATGACCATTCTGCGATTCTCCTCGGCTTCCCACAGCTCTTCTCCACCTCCGGGCAATGCCCTCTCACGCACCCCGGCCCAGCGTCCTGGAACAGCGCTGGCGCGACCTCCTTGCAGATCCGCAGCATCTCGTCTGCCAGAGCGTGGATTTCCCATTGCGACCTGTTACAGCACCGCAGTTCAAAGAAGTGCCGCAGCTCCCGCACGTTCATGGTCAGCAGCAGGCGTGTAGTCCCGGCCTGGAAAGTGAGATACCGCGCATCCTCTTCTGGCACGCCCAGCCCAACGGCCTTGTTGTACAGTTCCTCTACGGCCCTCTTTGCCGCTACAATCTCATCCACAAGCTCAGGGATGCACATGCTGTCCGGGATCACCAGCTTCATGTCTGCGCCGCAGTACCGCTGACTCTGCACGGAGAATGATGCCAGCCTGTGCCGCGTCAGCTGTGCCAGCAGGACGCGGCTCACGCCCTCCACGCCGAAGGTGAAGGACGCGTGCTCCACCACGGACTCATGGCCCATGCCGATGACCTTGCGACAGAAGCCCTCCTGGTCGCTCTTGGCCACCTTCTGCTGCAGGCCCAGCAGGTCGGTCTTGGAGTAGCACAGCCGTGCGCCCAGCGCGACCAGCTCCTCCGGGGATAGGGTGTGACGGATCAGGGTTACGTGCATGATGTTTCCTCCACTCTGTCAAACGGCTCCCCGAAGTTGAGCCGGATCCCGGTCTTCTCCAGCAGCTCGTTGGCCGTGTCAATGCTGCTGATGTCCTCGCAGACGTGCTTGTCCACCAGCTGCAGCGTGCGCAGGATGCGCTTGTGCCCGAAGCCAAACAGGTCATGCAGTGCGATACCGATGGCGGCGTATACCACGCTGCCTGTGGTTGTGGTGCCCTGGGCAAAGCCTGTCTCCCAGCCCTTGTTGTAGTTGTCCTCCAGGTCTTTGATGGTGATGCCGTTGCGGATCAGCGCAGCCTTCTTGGCGTCGCGGCTCATCTGCTGTAACGTCTGCTTGTTGGCTCGTGCTATCTGCCGGCGCATTGCTCTGTTACTCATCCACCCACCACGCTCCTTTGCAGTGCTTTGCCGATCATGCAGGGCGCAGGGCAGGCTGTGCACCTGCTCACATCGCCCTGTGCCGCATGGCACAAGTTGCGCTTCAGCCAGTTTGCGTCCATGTCGTCTATCGTCTTGCGGTTGGGTACGTATAGCTCCTCCGTCCTGTCCGACGGGGAGAATTCCGCCGCCGGTATGTGGGCCAGGTAATCATTCATCCTCTGACGCAGTGCGTCTCTCATGCAGTGCTCCTTTCAGTACGGCAGCGGGTCATATTCCACGGTGCTTATGTTCCTTCCCGGTTGACTCCACCAAGTCTTAAGCAGCGGCCTCCAGTCGGTGAGTGCTGTGCCGTTGAGCGTCCAATTCCGCGCCGTGTAGTGCTGCAAAAACTCCCTCGCAAACTGAGTCGTAAATGCGTCCCATCCAAGCTGTCTGGCGTAAAAATACACGTCATCCTGTGTCGGAGGGCAATCGCGTACAGGCGATCCCCTCGCCTTGTCATCCCTCGCCCAGTTGCGCACGGCAGCTTTCCAGTCCTTCATGGAGGCGTTGCCCACCTTCCAGCCCTTGGAGGCGTAGAAGTCGACAAAACGCTCCACATCCAGCGCCAAGCCCTTTTCCTGGGCGTATGCCGCCACTTCCTCCGCTGTGGGCGGCGTGAATCTCCCTCGCGCGGGCGCGTTGGGGGCTTTAGCCCCCTCTCCCTCGTTAGAGGGAGATTGTACATGTACTTGTTCTTGTACTTGTACATGTACTTGTATAGGCTTTTTTTTGCTTTCGGTTGGGTTTTGCTGGGTTTCGGTTGGGTTATTTTCGCCTTCGGTCGGGTTTTGCTGGGTTTTATTCTTGCGGGGGCGACCGCCTTTCGCGCCGTTGGCAGAGCTGGCTTCCACTTGGGCAGCTGCCGCATCAATGCTTCGGCGGAAAGAGGGCCAAAGCAGTTTCTCCACACCCTCAAACTCAGGCTCGATCCCCTGGGTGGCGTACAGCAGCAGGCCCAGTACAAAGCGCCCACGCGCTGCATCGTCCAGCATGGTCAGTTCCTCGGCCTGGTCTGCAAAGAGCTTCAGATATGCCAGCGTCATCTCACGTCGTCCCCCTCGTCGTATTTGGCCCGCATCAGCATGTTGTATATCTCGCAATAGCTGTACAGGCCCTTGCAGTAAAGCGTAGACTGCATCTCCTTGTCACCAGTGGATTGGTAGCGCAGGATGATGCTGCTCCTCGGTACCAGCCCCTCGCACACCAGCTCGTTGCGGCCATGGCCCTTGAAGAAGGGGCACCGCATCTCTCCTGTGCCGGAGGTGGAAGAGTAATATGACTCGGTTTTAGCCATCCTGCGCCTCCTCCATTACCAAGGGAGATCAGACGTCTCCACGGGCGTGAAGCCCGCCTCGTGCTGGATCGCCATGCGCTCCTGTCGCTGGTAGCTCTGCTCCTGCACCATCTCCTGCTCGTTGCGAGGAGAGAGGAATTCCACGTCGTCGGCGGTCACGTCCAGGGATACACGGGTAGAGCCGTCATTGGCCTGATACGTACGTGCGCTCACAGGGCCACAAACGGCCACCTTGCGGCCTTTGGACAGGAAGCGGGAGCAATTCTCGGCCAGCTGCTTCCACGCGGTTACGTGGAAGAAATCGGCCTCCTGCTGGCCGTTGTCGCTCTTCTGCCGGCGGTTCACAGCGACGGTGAAGTCGCATACAGGGGTCTGCTGCGGCGTGTAGCGCAGCTGGGGGTCGCGGGTCAGGTTGCCGATGATGGTTAAGCGGTTAATAACGATCACTCCTTATCTTTGTGTGCACCTATATGCGTTACTGTATTGTTCTGTACCGAAACACATGGCCTTTAATGGTTCTATTTTTCCCTCTGCACACCTTGGAAACAGACGACACATCCACTCCTATATGTAAAGCAGCGCTTGACAAACTATCAAACATTCGCACAATCTTTCCCTCGTCATCGATCTCTTCCACCGGGCGACGATTGTCTGCGCTTGAAAGGTTTTTCCGAAACTGGTCACGAGCGGCTTCTGTCCTTGCCCAGATTTCCCAGCCATCACGCATGCGCGGTATGTTCTTTAAGCAAACTCGCTTTGCCGCTTCTTTTTGTCTGTCGCTGATTGCTCGTAACCCCGTCCTGAATGCGTGTATCTTGTTTTCGCTGCTTGTACACCATTCAAGATTTTGAGCTCTGTTGTCGCGTTTGTCCCCGTTGATGTGGTTAACCTCTGTTTTGCCTGCTCCTTTGGTCAAAAAGGCCTCTGCCACAAGCCTGTGGACATAGAAGTTTTTCTTCTTCCCGTTGATGTATTTGCCGACTAAAAGATAACCTCTTCCATTGTCGCAAGGGGATAATACCCGCCCTGTGGTTGTGTTCCTTACCTGGCCATTTTCACTGATGGCCCAACCACTTACCAATCCGCTTTGTCTCCACTCAGTCTGCTTCATGCTTCAACCCCAATCTCTTGCATATCTCTTTCGTCGCTTCTACCGGGCAGATATGATACAGTTCATCAAACGTTTCCTGATCCATCTTGTGGCACTCTTCGTGGTGATCCCGGCATAGCGGTTCCATGGGCATGCCTACGTGGATAACCTTCTTCCGGTTCGCGCCCATGCCAAGGCGCGTCCAATGATGTACGTCTGCGTGCTTTCCGCAGATAATGCACTTGCGATGCCTCAGGCAGGCGTATACGGCCTTTTCAACGTCGTCGCACAGCGTGACCAGAGGCACCCGCAGGGGCACGTCAAACTCCAGCACAAACTCGATCAGGTAGGTAATGAATAGCCGTGCCGTGGTCATGTCGCAGTCGGCCAGGGAGAACAGCTCCTTGTGCAAGCCCTCCAGGTGCTGCTGCACGAAGTCGTGCTTTTGCGTGAGCTTGATGTCTTCCGGGGTCATGCCTGCCCACTCGGCAATATCACCCATCAGCGCATAGGCCTTGCGCCGCTGCTCCGGGGAGATCCGGCGACCGTCGGGGATATCGACGGCCACCTCATCCCACTTCTGCGTCACGAAGCGCGGGTTGTAGGGTACCTGGATGGTCAGCCAGTGCGGGTTGGCGTCGGTGATTCGGCCCTGGACAATCATGCTGTCATCCCTTTCAGCACAGTGGCCGCACCTTCCATGAGGCGGATGAAATCCGCATCGCTCATGGAACCGATGTCGCCCTGCAGCCCGGTGACAATGCCGCTCTCCACGGCCTTGTTGATTGCTGTGGTGATACCCTTGTCGTCTACGCCGTACACATCTTTCAGCCGATCAAAGTGTGCTCGACGATCGAGGACAGGAGCAGGAGGCGGTACAGATGCAACTTTGTCCACACGGACGGGAGCGGATGGTTGTGTGGGCTTTACGTGGCCTTCAGGCGGCGTGGTGTCTGCCTGGTCGTACTGGGCATACTTGCTGCCGTCGGAGGCCTTCCACCAGATGTCCGCGCCGATGCCCAGGGCCTTGCAGGCGATACCCA